CTTTCCATCTAACCATAGCAAAGGCTTTTATGATTACTCTCGTTGAACCTCAACCCACGTCCGCCGTCGACATTTGGAATCTCTTTCGAGATACCGATTTGTATGACGTTGGTCAGGTTGAAGTTCTGGAGCTTCATCTGAAAGCCTACTATGACTCGATGGTCGGTGAAGTCTGACTACTCGCATCATACTTCTCTTTGGGGCACATCCGTCCCTAAGTGTGTAGTATGAGTATCTCAGGTCCTTTCATTAAGGAGGAAAGTTCTGTCGGTTCCGGCTTCCGCTATCGAAAGCAGCAGCAGATATACCGTCAGACCCGTCCCTGGGTTAATCCTCTCCCTTATCGCGTTTTCACTTCTAGTGGACGCGGTGAGGGCGACGGCTTCTGGGGTACCGTGAACGCTAGCAATTCTGGCCAGATCGATTTCACTCGACTTGATCGGATTGCCTACGATCGTTTACATAAAAAATCATTGGAACGTGCGAACTTGGCCCTAACTCTGTTAGATACAAGTAAGTCCGTTACAATGATTCGCCAGCGTCTGACATCGCTGGTGGGTGCCGTTCGGGAGCTTAAGAGAGGAAACATACCAGGCGTCTTGCGGCGCTTGGTAGGAAACCAAAGTCAGTTATCGAGCTCACGTATTCGTGAGATCCGTCGTATTACTACGAAAGATCCCGCTAGCGCGTGGCTTGAATTCACCTTCGGGTGGGTGCCCTTATGCCAAGACATTTATGACTCGGTACAAGTGCTCCAACGTGACTTCGGTTCTCTAAAGGTCAAGGGTTCTTTTAAGGAATCCTTTCCCGAGACGAAGCTTTTGTTTTGGTCCGATGGAAGCCTCTCTCAGAGAGACTCCTATGGGTACTCCGCAAAAGTTACGTCTGGCTTTGAGATTAAGGTCACAAACCCCAATCTCCTCTTAGCCAATCAGCTGGGTCTTGTCAACCCGGCTTTCGTGGTGTGGGATGCAGTGCCCTTTAGCTTCGTTGTCGACTGGTTCCTACCCGTCGGCAAATTCCTCGCGTCGTTTTCTAACGACGTTGGGATGGAGCAAATTAGGCCGTACACCTCGAGAAAGGTTGTGATATCAAGCTTCGTTCAGGAAAGATCCGACCAGTTTGGTCAACCCCTTGAGTTTAAAAACTCGGGGGAATTTAGTTCTTTCTATCGCGAAACTCGGACCTTAGCAAGGCCCGATTTGCTATCACGCGCCCGATTACCGGGCGTTTCACCTTGGCTGCTTGCCACCTCTGCCGCTCTTCTGCGACAGAACCTCTCTGCGTTGGTCCCTCGGAAATGACTCCCTTGGTTCTTCTAACGTGTCCTGCTTGCAGGCAACCGGTTAGGCAATTTCGCCTGCCGGATCGGTCCTTATAGACCATCACCCCCCTGTCCTATGCCCACTTTGGCCGACATCACTGTCAAAAACGCTGCCGCAGCGAACGTGACCTTCACCGCCATCAGCGCATCTGCAGGCGATAAATCGCCTGCTCGTTGGCGTCTCGAAACCGCGGGTATTCCCCTCGGTCTCCGTGCAAATCTTGAGATCGCGTCGCAAGACAACGGTCCCAAGACTGCCCGTCGTGTGGTTGTTTCGGGAAATTTTCCCTTCACCTACACGGACACCACCACGAGTCAGAAGGTGCTCTTGGCCCGGATGCCTTTTCGTACGGAGTTCACACTCCCATCGAATCTGGATCCGGCCCAGCTCGCCGACGCATCCGTCATTGCGACGAATGTGTTGGCGTCTGCTCTCGTCCAGGCCGTTTTGGCCTCGGGCTACGCTCCCACCTAATTAAAACCTAGGCGGGCACGTATGAGCAGTAGCACTCTCCAGCAACCTCTGCTGAGGGTTCTCTTCGCACTTTGCGAGAGAGCGGATTCCCCTCGATCACTTGGTATTTACCTTCGGGCTAAATACGGTGTATTGAGGGGGCGGGACAGTCTCTTTTCCCAAAGAACTGATCCCTCGTCCTATACCCACGCTTGGCCGTACTTTCGAGATAACGCTTGCACGGAATTTCTCCGGAAGTGTCAGTTCGACGGTGCGTACAGTTGTAGGGATAGGCGCATGGCCGCGATGACTTCTTTCTTGAAGTCGGAGCAATCATGCGCAGGCACGAACGCCAGGTTTCGCCGCCTCCTAGATAACCACTCTTTGAGTGCACTAGACCTTAACATGATCGAATTCCTCGAACGTGCTAAGTGGTGGATTAAAGAAACCCTCGGTCGTTTGCCGAATGATCTGGAAGGATCTTTCGGGCCCGGAGCGACGTTCCGCGATAAAGGTCAGCGCGCTACGGTGGCTGATAAAATTGAATCGCCTCTGTCTTATACGCCCGGGGTGGAGTGTCTCCTCCCCTTTGTGACAAAAACCGCTTGGTTTAGGTCACTCACGTATAGACAAACCTCCAACGTCTTTGATGTCGTTCAGGGTAACCGTTTCACAACGGTCCCGAAAACGGCTATCACGGATCGTGGTATATGCATTGAACCTGGTGTCAATATTTATCTCCAAAAGGCTGTGGGATCTTGCATAAAAAGCAAGATCCTTCGTCGATGGGGTCATGATATTCTCCATGCTCAGAGCAAACACCAATCGTTGGCTTGCGTGGCTTCCCGGACGGGAAGCCACGCGACTATCGATTTGGAATCAGCTAGCGACACTGTCAGTGCTGCTTTGGTGAAGTTTCTACTTCCACCAGAGTGGTACGACCTCCTCCTTTCCCTTCGCTCACCAATCACTTATGTGGGTGGTAAGCGTGTTGTGCTCGAGAAGTTCTCGAGCATGGGGAACGGTTATACCTTTGAGCTCGAGACTATAATCTTCGCATCACTCGCTCACGCGTGTGGTGCTGGGGACTATGGTGACGATTTCTTGGTATTCGGCGACGATATTATCGTCCGCACGGAGGTCGCTTCCGATCTCTTAGAATTGCTCCAGTATTGTGGGTTCTTGCCTAACAAGGCAAAGACCCATGTTACTGGACCTTTCCGTGAGAGTTGTGGCGGTGATTTCTTTAACGGCCACCCCGTGAGGGGTCACAATGTTGAGAAAGAACCAACCACACCGGAAGACTGGATATCACTGGCTAACGGACTTCGCCGCCTGGGCTCTAGAGAGCTCGGCGGTGATTTCCGTGGGAGTATTGCTCACACTGCTTGGATGCGGTGTTTGGATGCTCTTCCAGTTCATATCCGTAGGTTACGGGGTCCTGTTTCATACGGGGACCTAGTAATCAACGACGACGATGGCTTCCAAGTTAAGTGGCGTCAACAAAAGAGATATTTGGCGGTTTACCGCCCAATACCGAAGTTTGTCGACACCCGTCATTGGAAGAATCACATCGTGTACGCTGCTGTCCTTTATGGCATCGATCGCCGGGGTGTTCCCACCCGTGGTGTTCGAGGCTATAAAGTGGGTTGGATAAATTACCCGTAGGGTCTTTATCCTGGCTTTTAGAAGGTAGCGAGCCAAAAGCTCCCTATTTCTTCTTGGACCTCCTTTTTGGAGGATAGGCTTACGCCGAATTAGAATGAGCG